CAACCCGTCATCAGCGAGCTTCAGCATGCCGAAGCCGACTCGCGTTTGGCTCTGCTTCTGCTTACGGCTTTTTGTCGTCACAATCGCCTTGTGCGACTCGTCCAGGACGATCGCCTGCCAGTCCGGCCCAAACAGCCCCGGGTAACTCGGCTCGGCAACTTGCTTGTGCCGCTTCGCGTACAGGCACCCGACGTACTCGCCATCGCAGGGGTCTCCATCCCCTTTCCCGATGAGCGTTTTGAATTCCTTGTCGGTCGGCCCGGGGCAATGCGCGGAAAACTTCACGCGCAACATCTCGATATTGCCAATCAGCCAGGTGCGTCGGTCGGTCGGGACGTCGGCAAGCGACGCGAGCGTAGCGAGACGCCGACTTCGGTCACCGACGCATGGCAGGATGTTGTCGTTCGGCAGCCAGCGAGCGATCTCGCGTGCCCAGGTTGAGTCGATCGCAACCGTCGGGCAGAGCACGAACACGACCCCCGTTTCGATACCGGCTTCGACTACCGCACCGAACGTCTCAAGCGTCTTGCCGAGCCCGGGGTCATCCCCATTCAGCCAGTAGCGAGACTTCGCCGCTACGGCTGCTTGCAACTTCTGGTAGGGGCGGTTCTCGAACGCGGTCCATAGCCGGGGCTCCTGCGTCCGTACGCGCGGGCAATCGACTTCGCCCTGCTCGAGGGCAGTTGCGATCTCGTCGGCCCGTACGCGCTCGCTTTGCGCCCACTTCCAAAGCTCAGGGCCGATCTCGAGCGCTGTGCCGAACACCTGCCGTAGCTCGACACAGGTCGAATATTCGAGCGGGTAGGACCAGAGCTTCTTGCTCGAAGACCAGGATGCCCCCGACACCTTCTTGCACAGACGCGGGATATCAGGGGAGTAGGGCGTGCGCAGGTAGATGCGGTTCCGCTTGCCGCTGTCACTGCGTTCGACCTGGACCTTGCGCACGTCGCCTCCCTGAGTAGAGAAAACCGGCCCGGAGGAGTCGGGCCGGTTCGAAGTTAGAACGTCCCGTTCGCTTCGTCTTGCGCGTCGCCCCCTTAAGACTCGTTGAGGAACGGAGCCTCGTCGATGACTAGTCCGTGCCTCCAAGCAGCAGCGAACATCTCTCCGTCTGCATCCTGGAACAGCAACATGTCATCTTCATGCACCCGAACGTACTTCGACGGGGCCGGAGCCTCGACCGCCTGATCGTTCCGCCGTACAGCCGCACACACTCGCCGAAAGTACCTGTCATCCATGTCCGCTCCTTCGTTCGTGTAGCCGCCAGCATACTCCAACTTGGAGAAATGCGCAACCATGGAGTCTACCAGACGAGAGGGTTGTCTTCGTCCTCGAGGACGTACTTCATGGCCGCCTGTCGATCCGGACCGAACAAGATGTCTACCGCGTCGCCTACGGGCACCTCTTCGGCATGGTTCCACTGTCGACCGTCGTACTCGTTGCGGCGGTTGTAGACGCGAACCCCCTTCTTTCCGTCCCGATCAAGCGCCCAGCCCCTCCCGTTAACGAGGTAGATCGACATTCCCGTGCCCGTGAACGCGTCTGCCGGGCCGATCCGGTCAGCGACATAGCGGAGGATCTCCGCGAAGCTGCGCCGGAATCCCGGCTTCGGCGCCCACCAGTACGGCATCCGAATCGTCGGGTCCATGATCCTGCGTAGCGCCGAACCGACGTCGCGGAGTCCCTGCATTGCTTTGCTCATTATTTCGAATCCTTCCAGCTATCGTCGTACATTGGACCTGAGTAGTCATCGACGTCCCGAATTTGCTTTCCCTTTGGAATCCTAATTACAGGCTCTCGAACTTCAACGGGCGCATTTGAATACTCAATGTCAACATTGAATAAGCCCAATCCGATGCATCCGAACTTCTGCCCGTTAACCGGATTCCGCCCGAAATGCCATCCGAAAATAAAGCTAGAGGGGAAAACCCACTTAGGCTTTTTGAGTTTCATTATTTCACCTGCACCAAATCTTCTAAGGCGACTGAGCGGAATCCTTCGGGCGATATGAAAGTGAGGATCGCTCTGCCAGCGCTTCCAGTTTCTATTTTGTTGTGCTTCACCCCGGCTACCCGGGTCGTTTCGTAACTCTCAGAAATGTTGTTCCACCAGGTTAACCGTCTTCCGCGCACTGCGTTGAGAATCTCGTCGTCGTACGCCTCTTCGATATCAAACGGCAACTTGACCTTGAGCGTGCGCCGAATCGGCTCCTCTCGTTTTACCTTATGCGTCTCTGCTGGCTGCATGTGCGGTTGCGGTGCCGGCTGCTCAAGCATTCGTCGGGCGTCCGATTCGTTGCGCAGGTTGTTGAACGTCCCACCGTCAATCCCGTACTGCGGAACGTGCAGGATCTTTTTGCCCTCCCAGGCAATCTCGACTACCTCCGTCCCGCGCATCGCCTTGACGACAACCGCGCCATCCTCTTCGAAGAACTCGATATCCCAGCCAGCCTGCTCGGCCGCGTCCATAAACGCGTCGGCCCGCTCGTTCCCGCTCGAATCCTCCTCTGAGAACAACTCGTCTGTGCAAGCGCGGAAGACGGTCATCTCCGCGAAGGCGTCAAGTTCTTCCTCCGTGGTTGGCTCGAACTCTTCCCAGATGGTCACGAGCGCATCGTCTTCGTCTTCCACATCAATCTCGAAGACGAGTCCGGCCTCAAGCTGCGCCCGGAGACCCTCGCATCCCCGGGCGTGCACATGCACGGTGCCGTCGGCCGCTTCCACGTAGTGCAGGATCACCCAGCACCCTCTTCCCAGCGCTGCATGGCTTGCTCGCGCACTGCCGGCACGTTCGGCGAGTAGGGGTCCGTGATCACAGCTATCGCGTACGCGACGCCTTGTGCTTGGCCTCGTAGCTCGCCCCACATCTTATATCCCTCGCATAGGACCCCAATTGCGATCGAAGGCAAGTCCTCTTTGGGTTTGTCCGGTTCATCCTCGCTCATGAGCTGGTCGATGATTGAGTCGAGTTCCTCCCAGAGGATCTCCAGGAGGCTACGCCCGGCGGTCAGCGTCTTCAGGACCTTCGGCATCGAACTCCTCCTTCCCGCTCGGCCAGCAGATTGCGCCAATCAGCGCGGCGATCACAGCGACAGCGATCCAGAAGGCTAGTTCGTATCCATCCATTAGATAGCTCCAAAGTATCCGAGGAGGAAAAACAAGAAGGTTGCGATTGAGAGCAGAAGAACAAGACCCCGACCGACGAGAACGAACAAGTCGAACACTAATTTCCCCTTTGGGCCTTGTCGATTTCTTCGAGCAGAAGCTTGCCGAGTCGACTAGTCGTCGGAGTGATGAAAAATCCTATTTGGACACTCCCAAAGAATCCCCTAGGAGTTTCATGCTCTACCTCGTACTTGACAACTTCACGCTCGGGCCGGTTCTTATCGCGCACGACACAGGCGCCCTTGATTCGAAGATCAAGCCGAGTGAACTCCTCAGGCATTGAGGGAGGGTCCCAGTCTAGATCTTCCATATCGAAATCGTCGTCGCTCATGAGATCTCCTTCTTCGTGCTGTCGGGGCTGACCTTCGTGGCTCCGAGGTCAACCTGTTGGGCCGCTGCGGAGCCGGCAGCTCGCCCGGCTGCGTCCTGTCGCTTCGCCTGCTCGCGCTCCCACCGAGCCGCGTTCTGCTCACGCTCGCGCTTCTCTCGACGTTCCTGTGCGGCACGCTGTGCGGGAGTCATCTTCTCGCGCAACGCTGCTTCGGCAGCATCTCGCTCGGCTTGCTCCACATCGGACATCGGACGGAGGTGCGGGAACATCTCGTAGTAAGCTTCATTGACATCGGCGAACCGATCCCGAAGTGCCACCGCGCTGCCAGCCGTATTCGAGACGACGTCTTCCGCTGCGGCGCTTTGGGCCGCAAGGCGGTAGCGGATCGTGCGCTGGAAACCCTCCGCGTAGGCCGCTCGGTAGGCCGCGTGCCGTTGTGTGTGTGGCTGGGGATCAACACCTTCGAGTTTGCATTGCCGACGGTACGCAGCCTTCAGCTTGCCGTCGTTCGGGGCGCAGGCGAAACCGTGCCCGTTCGCCTGGACAGCGATCTCGCCCCACTTGCGTCCGGCCTCTTTGAGGATCTTGATATTCTCGTCAGCCGGACGGCTCGCGTCCCAGGACGGATCGAGCTTCGACACGAAGGCAAGATAAGTCGAGGTCCAGAGCAACCGGGCGTACTCGACGTCGGCCGGAAAACCGACAACCGTCGCTTTACCGCCCCAGGCCCGAATAATGGCCTTGCAACGAGCATGTGAGACGATGGAAAAGAGCATAAATGAAAGGTCGTCTTCGAAAGCATGCTCTTCCGGAAACGCGATATCGACCGAGACCGGGGTTTCGCGCTCGTTCTTCGGCCGGCTCTGTTCCAGCAAAGCGGCGTCGATCGCGTACTTCACCATCATCTTGTCAGCAAGCGCTAGTGCGGCGTCCGCGCTGCCGTGCTCCCCGTGTCGACGAAAGTCTTCGGCCTTCTCTACCAGCTTCGAGACCTTGTCGAGGATGTGCTTAGGCGTGTCCATGGGTTATACCCTTCTAGCGGAGGAGAGGAACCGGCCCTGTCGGGGAGACGAGCCGGTTCCCGAGTGCAGTGTAGCGTCTAGAACTTCGAGGCACACACCGGCCCAATGCCCGCAGCAATACTGGTCTCCCGAGTAAGTGTGCGACCGCACACTACGCAGCTCCCGTACAACGCGCCGAACTCCTTCGCCTGCTCGAGCGAGAGCTTGTGCTCGGCCCGCAGCTCGAACACGAAACCCGGCGCGTAGTCAAACCGGAACTTCGGCTTGCCGGTCTTCGGGTCGTTCGCGAGCACCTGCACGAGGCGCTTCGCGTAGTTGCGGCCAGAGCCGTGCACGGCCTTCTGCACCTTGTAGATCGTCCCCGACTTGCGGTACATACCCTCGTCAGCCCGCTTCTTCGTCGGAACCGCAGCCGCCTCGCGCTCTCCGGCGGAGGTCCGGGACTGCTTCGGAGCCGCACAAGCCCGCACATCATCGACGCTGAAGTGGGTGTTTCCGCAGTGTCCGCAGGTGATGCTCATCGGGTTGAACCCTTCTGTGTTCCGCTCTGGCCTGCGCCAGTCTACCTGAGTTCTCCAGATTTGGCAAGTTTCAGATTTGAAGGAGTAACGCCGCCAAGCTAGCCATGTGCAGCTGTGACGATCGGAATCCATACGGGGCTATCTCGACCGGGGATTCTAACAGTGCGGCGTGGTGCTTCGTGTGCGCGAGGATGGTCTCATGGATGGAGGCGCGAAGCCCTTCGTCGATAGTCATGTTCCGGAACTCATACAGTCGGTCGAAGTAGACCGCAACGAACATCTGGTCGGATCGCCCCAGATGCTCTGGATTGTAGAACCGCAACGCGGCAACCGCTGTCCTCTCGGCCTCAGCAAGGTAGAGGGGCTGTCTAGTGGCCTCATGCAACAACCCACCAACGTGGATCATAACCCCCTGCACATATGGATACTTGCTGCGGTTAACTTCACCGTTGGCGTGAATACCCTCGCGGTAAAGGTTGTCCTCGTCGCGCATCGACCGGCGGAGCCCATCATAGGCCTCCATGGCGAAATCTAGGTTATCCCTGTATCGCTCTCCAGGTGAAATTCGATTAATCATCAATGCAAGTTCGATAGCGGTAACGGCCGCAACGGTGCTGAGACTGTGGTTGCGGGTTTCGAGCTCTTTCTTCGCTTCCTGGCGCTGATCTTTCCAAAACACCAATCCAGTTTTCGGATCGTAGTTTCTAGTCGCAATATCCAACATTGCCTGCGCCTCTGCTGGTGCGGTCTCGTCTGGAACATCCCCAGAGCGGCCCTGGTGTTCATACTGGAGCATTCGCAACTCCGCAGCCCACATGCCATCATCAATGTACCGCGACGTCCAGGGGTGGTCCTTGTCTCCAAGCGATGCTGCGTATCCCAGCGACTCCTCGTCAGCATCCCAATAAGCCCCAACCAAGACCGCAATCTGCTCAGAATCCAGGCCATTCTCAGCACCAGGAGCGAGTTGGTTGAAACGGTCGTGAGCCATTCCTGCTAGGCTGGCACCCCACGAAGCAGAGGCCAATGGACTACCTTCTGTCCGTTCTACCCAAACCCGACCATCGGTCTCGAAGCGCATATGCCCTGCGAGATTCGCGGCGGCAATTTCCGCCATTGCCTGGTAATTCGTATCAATGACGGGAGGTGCGATTTTCATCGTCGCACTTCCTACGTTGACAGACCCAATAGAAATCCCTGAAAGAAGGATGGAAATGAAGAGCATCCCTCCCATAAATCTCTTCATGTCATTTTCCTTCAATCTGCTTGCGGGCCTTGGCCGCCTTGCTACGGACGTTGGAGGCAACTTTCTTGTTGCCTTCGATCTTCTTGAGAGCACTGATGGTGTTCTTGCGCTGGCGCTTGTTCTTCGCCACCTTTTGGATCTTGTTCGCCTTGATGCCTAGGAAGCCGTAGAACTCGTTCACGAACTCCGCGTCTTCCGCTGTGCCCTCTTCAATCTCGCGGGCAACGGCCTCGTGGCGAATCTTGTCGTTGTACGCCTGCTGGCGCGTCGCCTTCTGCACCTTGGCGATGTCCGCACGGTCCCTCGCGGCCTGGGACTTCTTGGCCGGATCGCTCCAGTTGAATATCGGCATTTGGGTTATACCCTTTCTTTAGTCGACTGTCGCTCGGATGAGAGTTTGCTCTTGCTCGGACCAGGTAATCATTTTCGCCCCGAGCAAGTTCGCAAACACTGAAGTCAGGTAGCCGGCATAGAAACACATCGCCCCGAAGAAGACGCTCTTCACGACTGCTTCTTCGAACGCCCGTTGATCCAATTCCAGTAGTCGAGGGTCACCCACGCGTTATCCATGATTGACCACACATGCACCACTCCATCGATAACCTTCTCGTTCCCGTAGGTCCGGACCTTGGACCCTTGGTCGATTCGCTCGCTCTTCACAGGACTACCTCGACAATCGTGTAGATGGATAGAAGGAGGATGAAGAGCAGGACGACGCAACCGCCCCCGAACGGGGTCTGCGCCTTCACTTGCGGACGAGGTTCGAGTACCACTCGGCGGACCACTTCGCCCCGGCGACCTCGTTCGCGTCCTTGCAGGCATCGTACGCAGCGGACCAGTCGAGCTGGGCAGCGGTGCCCCTGTTGGCCTCGAACCAGACGATGTACTCCTGGTCGCCACTCGGGATATCGCGGGCCTCGCGCTCTGTCTGGAAGCACACCTTGCGAGCCTGCTGAACGCTCACCGGGTACTCGTAGTGGTTCGAGGTCGATGCAGCGGAAGCCGCAACAGCGGGGACCGAGACCGAGACGAAGGTGAGGGAAAGCAGGGCAACGAAAGCGTTTCGGATCTTCATGGGTTATACCCTTTCTAGGTAGTGCGCCTATCGTACTAGTCGCATTCGGAAGCCGGTTCGTTACGTCGAACCGACAACCGGAAACGGCTAGGCCGCCTTGCCGGGCCGGTAGTGCACGTTCCTCGGGTCCTGCTTGTTCGAGCGCGCCTTCGTGCCGAACCGACGCCCGACGCGGGAACCCTTCTCGCGGATCCTGCGCTCCTTGTTCGCCTTCGGCGCCCGACGCTTGCTCGCGGCGCGATCGCGGTCGAGCTTCTCGAGCAGGTCGACGAGTTCAGCCTTCCGCATCTTGCTGGTGCCGACGGAGTAGGAGCGATCGGCAGCAGTCTCCCGAAGCTGCGAGACAGTGGAGGCGTTGTAGTCCATCGGGTTGCACCCTCTCGGTAGTTCGCTTCCTGGTGTGACACCAGTCTACGGCAATTGCCAAAATTTGGCAACTACTTCTTTCAAACTGGAAGTTATCCCTGGTCGTTGGGCAGATCCCCGACCTTCGGGAACATCTGTGTGGCGTCTGCCGGCTGCGCCTCGGCACTCTCGGGCGTGTTCTGCTCGAGCCAGTAACGCTGGAAGACGTAGAGCAGAAGAGCCCCGTCGACCGCGTACCGTTCGGCCAACAGCCGGAACCGGTCGAGCTTCTCGGGCGTCATGACCTGCCAATCCTGCGCCCACGCGTAGGCGAGGTTTGACATCTCCCAGAGTTCCATCACCTCCGAGATCGTCGGCCGCACGTCCCCCTCGTCCCCATCCTGGTTCGGGTAGTCGATCACATCACCCTGCATTTCCCCTGCTCCCTGTAGTTCCTGTAGCTTCGGCTGAATCTTCCTACGCGGCATCAGTGGTCCCCGAACTCTCGGTTTGCGGCAACCGCGTACAGCGGCGCAATGTATTGCAGGAGCACACTCGGGAAGTTATCGTCCTGATCACCGATCCAGTCGACGATCTCTTTCGCCTCTGCTGGAGTGATTTCGATCTCGACTGTCCTTGTCACCGAACTAACCTTTGATAGCACTTCTCTTCCTCCGTTGGGTGGTGCCGGCCGGTCGACCGCAGCAAGGCAGATCGACCGACCGGAGTCTAGTGGGTCGTCTTCCGCCGTGTTACGGCGAACACCGTTTGCGCGGAAAACGTCCAGTCCTTGCGCTTCCCGATCTTGTCTGAGTCGTGGTCATATTTGAGGTATCGGACCTTCGCCTTGCGCGTCCTCCCCTGATCACCGATCGCCTCAATCCTCCAGGCAATGCCGCTGTGGAAATGCACAATGTCGAGCTGCTTGAGGGCGGCGCCACGAATACGAAGCAACTCCCTCGGCCCGACTACCGCCGACTCGAACGCGTCCTCGTCACGATAGGCGTTCGAGGCTGGATGCACGTACTCGATCCGGAACCCGAGCCGCTCAGCTGCACGACGGAATCCATGGTACTTCCGGACCCCGGCAATCAGCAACGGCTCGCGGAGATCCCCGAACAGCGACACCGTGCCGTCCCGAGCCGCTTTCAGATTCACCAACTTCGGGAACATGAGGATAAGCTGCCGTGCATCTTCGGCCGGAACCTTCGTCGTCACATTGAAGTGGGTTGGGACGCCACGATCCTTCACGTCGAAGAACGCGGATAACTTGAACAATACCTTCGTCTGGTCCAGCACGGCTTCCTCCGTAACCGGACCGACCCTCCCGTCTGGTGCCTGGTGTACGGGAGGGCCGGCCAGCGATGCCCAGGTCTAGGTTTTCTGGTCTCTCTGGGCCTGAGACCGGCAACTTCTGGCCAACGACTACCGATCCCTGCCGACGCCCTGAAGTTGTAGCGCCAGTCTACTCGACTTCCTCCAGATTGGCAACAGGGGCCTACCAGCAAAAAGCCGCACCCCGGGACGGAGGAAGTGTCGCCCGGGGTGCGGTACTCGCAGTCTACGCGACAGCAACCGACTTGCCGGCCGGCACGACGTACACGCCGGCTGTCGTAAGCACGAGGATCGCGGCCGTGAGCCACTCGTTGCCCGTAAGGCCATTGTCCGCGACCGTAGCGAGCAGGGCCGTGGCGGTACCGATCGCGTTCACCCAAGTCTTCGCGGCGTTCAAGATCGGCGTGTTCGGTACCAGCCAAGTACCAACTGTTGAAAACAGCACTGCGCCAACAGCGATTCTCTCGACCAACGAGAAGTCGCCATCGGAAAGGCCAGTCTGCACCCCGAGGAGAATGGTGCCGAGTAATGACCAGAGCAGCTTGTTGATGTTCATAAATTTCCTTTCGTTGTTAAGGAGTCCCAGGGACGGGTCCGCCCGTTACCCAAGGATCGAGACCAGGCTGGGCGCCCCAGGGAATACTATCGACGAACCTCTGGGGCCGCTCGTGCGCCTTCGCGCCGTCTGCCGCGAGACATGCCCATTCGTCAGGATGCATGTGCCGACGACGCGTCCCGTCCGCATCAGAGACGCACATAAACAATGCATCCCCATAGTTGTAGTTCTTACCAGGAACCTTCGTGGTGCTGTCCCCATGAACGAAGAAAACCTTCGCCATTTCTTCCTCCTCTGACATTGGGGTTGTTGGTGCGTTACTAGGCATAAATGAAATTGCCAGATCCATCAGGAAGCCGCCCGGGTCCCAATGCTCGTCTCCGTCCGTCAGCAACGCGCCGTTGTCCGCGAGGCCTGGAACATGCTGATGTCCGATCCAACCCGAGTAGTTCCGGAGCGACGTCGGCCGCAACCGGATTGGCGAACGCTTCGAGGCGAGCACGATTCCTTCGTTGGACCGGTAGAACCGCAAGTGCTGACGGGGGATTCCGACAAGATCTTCGAGCGGCTTGAGCACGTCTTCCGCGATGTATCGATAGTACGCGTTCGGCCACAGATGAGAGCGTCCCGCAAACCCTACTAACTCAACTTGGATAATGTACTCATCGTCGGACTCACCACTACGGAACGCATACGAGCACCGATTTAATGCGACGTATTGGTGCTTCGTGCGTTTGGCCGGATCATACCCGAGGTGCGGCGGATAACGCCCGTACGCGGCTTCCGCGCCTGCGAGTGTTGATCCTTCGGTCGTGTGTATGCACCCCTTCGGATGCTTCACCTCATCGAACGTACCGCCGTCTGGCCCGAGATCTTTCCGGGTCCAGCCCGGAATCCAGATATCTGCCATTACCCAACCTTCTTACAGAGAAGCCAGTCTTCCTCATCGCCCGTACCGTCAATTGCGTCCGGACCAAAGTAATGGAACTCCTGCGCCGTGTAGCCGTCTCGGCATTCCGGCCCTGGCGGCCCTGGTTCACCCTGGGCACCTGGGACTCCGGTTTCGCCTTGGGGTCCCTGGACGCCCTGCTCTCCAGCCGGCCCCTGTTCGCCTTGGGGACCGAAATCACCTGTTAGCCCTGGCTCGCCGATCGTCCCAGGGAGACCTGCGAGCCCCGGTTCACCTTGCTCGCCCGGTTCGCCCTGTTCCCCCTGTTCGCCTTGGGCCCCGGTTTCGCCTTGCTCGCCCCTTTCACCCGCTGGTCCGGGGACACTATCGACTCTCTCGGGAATCTCATTGTTGGCGGCGGCAATGCAGTCTGCCTGCACGCTGGCAGCTAGGGTTTCTACCGGGGCCGCATCACAAGTCGCGTTAAGGGAATCCTGAATATCGACGAGGATCTGACGATTGGCGCTAGCGGCATTAGAGGAGTCTGTCCAGAGAATAACAGCGACAGCCATAACCGAAGCGATACCGATTACCATGATGCCGTTTAGAAACCTCTGGCTGATTCGCTGCCTTTGAAGACTGAGCAGCTTTTGTCCTTCCTCACTCATCATCTTTTCCCAATTCTGGGGGTTCTATCCCATTGTCGATCAGAACTCGTCGCAGTCGTGCGACCTGTTCCCGAGCTGTGTCCCGTTGCTTACGATACCGGTCCGCATCCTTATCCGCTGCGTCTGCCCGGTTTTCCGCTGCGCTTGCCCGTTCAGATTGCTTTGCGTTATTGGTGTCCAATCTCTTGATCAAGGTCTCTTCGCTCTCGATCTTTCCCTGTCTCAGGACCCGAACTAGGCTGAGAATTCCAGAGAAAGCGCCAGCTCCACCTGCGCCGAAGAGAGCGACGAGAATGAACTCAAGATTTCCCATCCCGAGCCTCCCGGGCAATCTTCAGGATCGCTTTCATTTCAAACCATCTACCGAGCAAACCAAAACCTATACCCCAGAATATACAGCCAATCGCGTACGCAGCGGGCGAACTCCCGTACGCGAGCAAGGCCGTCCCAAAGATAGCGTTTGCTGTAGCAAGCAGCGGAAGACCAATTATCTCGCCAGAGTATCTATCCCGCAATGCTCCATATAGCGAAAGAACGCTACCAAGGAATAGAAAGGAAGACCAGAGATAAACCAAGTAAGTCTGCAGTGCGTCTAGAATCGCTCGGGTCGGATAGATAAATGCGAGTACTCCGGCAACCACGAAGAAACCATACATCAAAATGTATGGCCATTTAGCCTTAATTCGTTTTCTCCAAGGCACCGGATAACCTTTCCCAAATCAGATAATTGAGAGCAATCTATCTGCTAGAAGTTGATGGCCGATGTCATTATATAAAATAGTTTGCCCAGTAGCATAATACAATTCCAAATTATCCTCCAGCATTTCCAAGGAGTAAAACGGCCGAACGAAGTAGTCTGACTGGAACCCAGAAAGAATCCCTTTATAGGTGTCCCACAACGCCAGTTGATTGGCAGCTGCAGTACGGGGGCGCCAACCTCTCAGGAAATAAATCTGAGCGATAGGGTTGTACTGCCTCAACAACTCGAACAGCGCCTGGCAGTTGGATTTGAATGTCACAGAAGGCGTCGTGCTGAGCCACAGATTAATCCCGAGCTGTAGAATAATCAAATCCTGATTGCTCGGAAGCACACTCCCTACGTCGCTAGCCCAATCGTCGACGTCACTATTCACCTCTGGGAATACCGAGAAGTTGTCGTTCGGGCGAGCGGCCTGAACTATCTCGTGATAAATCTTGTCTGTGGAAGAGGCCCCCAGCCCAACCGTATTGCTGTCCCCCACAATCAGGATATCTCTAGACTCGCTAAGGAAAGGCATTTCATTCCTGTCAGATAGGCTGGACGACGAGTTTCTTAGCGGCAACTGTCCCATTTGTTGCTCCGAAAGCCTTGACGTCCATCCGGGTGTTGTATGAATTCCCCGGAGTCAATCCGGGAATAACCATGCTGGCCCCAAGTCGATTCGTGAAGACACTGCCAGCACATTGCACCGCGTCATTATCCGTACCGACGAGGAAATCTGTGCCAGATCCAACGACCCCACCGTTACGGGTCCGGGGCGTGTAATACAACGTGGCCGCTGCTGTCGCCGCCCCACAGGTCAGTGCCGCTGAGTAATGGATCAGCACTTCGCCAGAAGGAGGACCGATGAATGCGATCCCGGGCATCGTACCGCCTGATCCCTGGCTGTAGCTCGTGCCGTTAGTCGTCGTCGTATCGTTGGCCGTGCTACGAAGTGTCTGACCCCCGAGCCGCACGATCCAGCCGCTGTTAGCCGAGTTGCGCATTATGAGGTATTGAGTGTCTGTCTCGTAGGCGAGCATGCCGGCATGGGTGCTTGTCGGTCGCGTCACCGAGGTGCATGTGACGACAGTCGTGGAAAGCAACCAAGCGGAGTTCGCGCCATTCCGAACAATCATTAATCCGGTGTCGGTCTCTAACGCGATCATGCCGGCATACGTCGTGGTCGGACGAGTGCTGGATGTGCAGATGATTAACCCGCCGAGATCACCATCCAAGATCGTCATATTGCTATTGTGGATTACGATGTCATAATCTTCGGGTCCAGCGGGAAGCTCCAAATTCAGCCGTGATGTGAAGGTGGCCATGTTATTCAGCCTCTTTTCTGAGCCGTGGAGGCTTCAGGATTTCTAATTCCAGATCCGTTTTCTCTACGTTCCGAACCTCGACACCTCTATTTAACAGTAGAGCCCAATCAAAGTCATCGATGAGTGTTCGATGGGTTTGCCCATTTTCGATGTACCTCGCAAAATACAAATTACTGTGAGCCTCGTACATGCCCCCTCCTCAGTAAGGAATTGCGATGATGTGTCGGTCGTAGAACTGAGTGGTAGTTCCGGCCCCTCCGAAATTCCAACGAACCATCTGAAATGTGTAATCCCCGGGGGTTGGAAGATCTACCTTGAACGCCTTGCTTGCTCCGATAGATACATCCCCGCCCAGAACCATAAGCGACCTTGTTTCCGTAGCCCCTAAGAAATAACTGGAGGGGCCGAACGTATTAAACGACGCCATTCCACCAGTAGAGGGGGTCAGAGGGTTTATGTTACATCCAATGATGACAATGGCGGTCAGAGTATCTCCGACGGTCACCGTGGCCGTCGGACCAATGCCGCCAGCGGCAAAGTTTTGGAATCCTGCGGAGTAAGCTGCGTTCTCTATGCTCGTGATGGTTTGGGATTGAACCCCAAAAGCCATTGTGTTGGCGCGAACCAATTTTCCGGCATCGCTAACGAATTCAATTCCATCTCCGCCCGGAGATTCAAGCTCCCCGATACGGGCAACGCGGAGACCATTGTCTTTGTAAACCTGCAAGCCGTGCCGGCCATCCGAACATTCCCCCAACTCCACGATAACGTTGCCGTTGGCGTTCTTAACGACTACCGCGCCGTCGGTAATCTCGACGTTCCCGCCGCCAGTAACCTTTATTCCAGCGTCGCCAAGCACATGCAGAAGTCCATTCTCAGTCTTCCAGTCTAGACCAAGAGTGTTGTCTTCCTTGTAGCCCTGAATCCCTGTGTGGCTGAGCTGCACACGAGGTCCGGTCTCGGCCGTCATAATCCTACCAGCCATTAATACCTCAGCTGTCATTCTACCAGCTGTGATCTTGCTCGCCGTAAGGTCCGAGACATATTGGCTGCTGATCAGTTCTGCCGAGGATTCCACTGCTGCCGAAGGGAGCGACTTGTTGCCCGCCTCATCGACTGCAATCACCTTGAAAAACATGGGCAAAGTATCTGTCGCCTGGACCGCTCCAGGATCTGGATTTGGAGGGCGAGGAGTTCCCGTAATCTGGAAACTAGCTACGGCCGGAATATTCCCGGTGATCATCCCCCAGTTAGCCATCATCTTGCCGATAAGGGTTTCATCAACTGGATGGAACAGGGGCTCGCTACCCCCGTGGACTTCGAGATGATGCAAGTCTCGATCCAAATTAAATGCGCCACCGGCCGAGACTCCGAGCCTATGCACAATCTGGACCGACAGCAAGTTTGCTGCGACCTCTGGCGAAGCTGGCGTAGCAGGAGCGATATTGTCGTTGGTGGTCTGGAACTCCGCGAGCGTAGACCAGGCCCCGTAGTTCGATGGGTTCGCCAAGTCAACGGCGCGGATCTGGATTTCATACGGCATCGAAGGGACGAGATCAAGAAGTCTAAATTGATTCAGGTCAAAAGCTGCCGCCGTGTAATGCCACTCGGTAGCGGGGAACGTAATCGGCTGATCAAAGGTGCCGTCTACCGCGAGTTGGTCATGCGTGAAAGCACTCATCATCGTATGCGTCGTAGGAACAAGCGGGGTCGTGGCAGTACGATATCGGATATCGTAGTGCGATCCATCCGTTATGGGAGATCCGCCAATGTTCAAAGGTGTCAGCCAGGATAGCAGCGCGTCTCCCCGTGCCTCGCCAGTAACGGGACTCTGGTAGACGCCCTGCCGGAATGGCTCAACCCAAACCGTAATGTCCGGGACAGTCGTGTCGATCTCAGGCGGAGTAACCGGGAAAGTACCCGAGCCCCCTTCTGTGAGCGACCGGTTATAGCCACCAACGACGATCGTTGTATCGCCAGACTCAGGCTCGAAATAGTCCGTTAGGTCGAACCAGCTGCCGTTACCATCTCGATAACAGACTGACATTCCCTTTGTGATTGGCCAAGTGGTCTCGGTGAATTTTAGCTTGAGAGGATAGATCCGTTGCCCTCGGAACATCACTTCATTAGCGACGTCCACCAATTCCATCTCTGGATCCCAAACCCAAAGATAGTCGCCAACTTCAGCCTCGCCTTTGATGTCATAATACTTTGTAGACAAACTCAGCGCGTCGCGAGTGCTGCTGAATCGGTTGAGCTGCAACTGTGCACGGGCATCCGCATTGTCCGGGTCGGTCTCGGACTCCTGCACGATCCTTGTCATCTTGATAGCGTTGCCATAAAGATCCTTGTACGGATTTAGGCCAGGGTCGATATCCGCTGTTGCGCTTGCGAAGGACCCATTAGAACCCTGCGCCATAAGTACGACCCGAGTCGAGAAGTCTTCAGTGTCCGATTCAGTTTCGAGATTTCCATCGAAACCACGAACGAACATGTCGAGTTCGCTGCCGGTGAGCGAGAGCGCGTGGGATGGCTTGCGCTGCACTACCACATTTGGATTGACTCTGAATAGATCGCTCTCCAGCCCAGCGTCTAGCGTTCCATCGCCATTAACTCGCCACACCGCTCCGACCGTCTGGCAGATATAGTCGATCACTTCGCGCCGGGATTGAAACTGGTGCGACCCTGTCCAGGTCTCGGCGATATTGAAAATTGCTCCGGCAGTTACCGATCCGGATGGCGGCAAGAGTGCAGTTATGACGTCTTGGAAATCTTCCCCCGTGAAAGAAACCAGGGTTTCGATAATGTCGCCTTTGTTATCGGGATCTCCTAGCCACATGGCCATCCCGAGACCGCCGATAGTCTTCTTCTCCCCCTGCTCGCTCCTAGCCCGCAGGACCCCAGTGTAACGCGATGTCTTAAGCAGTGAGTCTCCCGCGACGCGGGGATCGACCTTGCCGACGTGCACGACGATATGCCCGAAATAACCAATCTTGTCCCAGATGCTGGCAGGCATGTCCTCGCGCAATTTGAGATTCCAATTGCCCAATGCTCGCAAAGTTTCAGTTACCGACATTATCGTCTCACCGCCTGTACCAATTCCGAAGGTGCTCCAACATATTGCTTCTGCAAGTCGGCTGCCTGGTCTCCGACTACGGCACCCGTGCCTCCGGCAATTACCCCGACATATGCATCCAGGGTTACAGTCGAAGCCTTCTCAATCGCCCCATTCACGATATCTGGTGTGAATGCCTTGGCCGACCCGAGGATGTACTTGTTGGTGTCCCCATCGTTGACATTAGCTACTACTGCCCCCGTCAATGCACTCGTACCAGCTTCGATCGTCCCACGCGCGATCCGGAGCGTCGCAGCGAACTCAGATTGGATATAAATCTCGAGAAGACGACTTCCTCGTCGAAGCGTGAGGTCTACAAAGGTCCGGCCAGTTGTTTGCGCCTTCGTAAGCCGGACAGTCGCGGACTCATATCTATTGTCAATCAACGTGCAGTACGTGAAAGGGGAAAGTCCGACCCCGCCTGCCAGCAAGTTCCAAACCTTAGGCTTCCAAGACCCTCCGGTCCAGGCAGACACTTCGAGTGCCGTTCCGGGGCGGACTCGGACAAGGCCGTTCGACAGCTCCCAGGCTACCGGGTCACAGAGCAGGGCGATTCCCGCGCGCTCGGCGCTGTTCGAGTCGAGGAACCGAACCCGGCCCCCGGCATACCCTCCCGGGGCTACCGCCCACCGGGGACTCACGTCGGCCCCAAGTCCCCGGTACAACTTGACGGCTCCGTCTTCCGCCGTACGGGTGAGAACCGAGGAGACCGTGGCGTTTGACCAGTAGGCGTTGTGCCCGATCGCCGGAGCGTGGGTGCGCTCGCCGACAACCGAGAAAACGTTCACTCGGGTAATCGATCCGCTGAGTCGAGATTCGATGTCTACTTCGGACACGGTGCCGAGCCGGACCAACGTGCAGGTCCAGCGGAAGACTCGGATAGCTCCGTCATCCCAATCTTCGATTGTGCCCGATGCGGTCTCGACTTGGTAAAAACCATCGAGGTAGCTCTTGTCTGTAAAAAGGACAGGCACCATCTGCCCGTCCATCGAGAGGAAGTCTTCGCGGCGAGCTATGACCTGGGCAGGGGAAAGACGGGGGACCGACTCCTGCCCACTCAGCGTCATGATTCGGGTGTCGCCATTCTCGGCAACGGATAAATCTTCCCGCATCACCATGCGTCCTATAGAGACTGTTGGCCTAGACATAGTCCCTGTCCACCTGCCTGATTCCGTCCTTGATGCCTACCATGGCCCTGCGCCAGGCGACCGGGTCTGTCGGGTCGAGGTTGCCTGTTACCTGCAAGGTGAGGTGCCCGATACTGATCGAGGCCGCACCTCCGCTCGTTGCTGCTGCTGCGCTGCCCGCTGTCGGGCGACGTGCCGCGCTTCCGAGTCCGACCGGCTCCTGCGTCGCTCCGGTCATCGCGAACACCATGCCGCTCGGGGAGGTCAAGTCGAGTCCGGGGATCGGCACGCTCGCCGCGCTGGCCATGCTGAGAGCTGCTTTCTCGACGTTCGAACGCATCCCTTCGAGACCCTTGATAAAGCCCTCGCCAAGCATCTCACCAGCAAACTGCATGAGCTTCGAAGGCGAGGCAATACCAAAGAAATTCCTAACGGCATCCCAGGCATCCTGTGCAAGCCGCTTAAGTTCATTGCCGATCTTACTACCAATGCTGCCGATGCCACGCAAAATCCCGTTGATAATATCCTTGCCCAGGTTAACCATCATCCCAGGCAGCGACTTGATAAAGTTCCCAATCTTGCCTGGCAACCCCTGGAACAGCTGACCGACCTTGCCGAGCCCGTTGGTAACGAAGTTCCCGATATTGTCCATCATCCCGGAGATCTTATCTCCGATCCAGTTCCAAGCATCTTCTACGCCGCCCATGATTAGATCATGGCTGGACTTGAAGAAATTGTTAATCCCTTCTAGGCCACTAGTGATGAAATTCCAGGTCCGCTGCAACGGCTCGATGATAGCGTTTTCGATAGCGGTCCATGTCGTTTCGGCCGCTGTCTTAATCCAATCCCAGGCAGCCTTGATCTTCGGGCCGATAACATCCCAGTTCTCAATAATAAGAATGACGAGAGCCGCGATAAGTGAGCCAATGAGAACAAACGGGTTTGCTTTCATCACCCCATTTAGAGCAGCCCACGCGGCCTTCGCGAGATTGACAGCCGTATTCATTGCGTAGATGCTACCAATGAACGGGCCTAGGAATGGCGAGGCCCAGGCAAGGAACTCCGCGAATGGCTTGAGTACTTCGCCAAGAACCTGGAATGCCCCAGCTAACAATCCCCCAGCCGCATCAGCGACGCCAACAATCAGCGGCTCGAGAATCACCAGTAGATCAGCAGCTGATTCGAGAAGGGTAAGGAATACCTTGCCCCATGCGCCACCGATAGACCGCAGGATCGCGCCCAGCGACTGAAGTGCCTCCTGACCCTCCGCCGTCTTGAGGAACTCGGCAACCTTGCCGGTCAGTTCCGTGAGAGTGCCGAGAGCTCCCCCGCCAGCCTGGTCCAATCCGGTGAATACGCTCGCGATGATCGACCCAAGGTTCTTGAGAAGTTGCCAAAGCTCCTTTGCCGCATCAATACCGCCTTGCATCCACTCCTTGAGTTTCCCGCTCTCGCGAGCAGCGGCGATAAATTCTCGGAACCGAGCGGCGGCATTCGATGCCCCAGTTGCCATGTCGGGCAAGAAGTCTGATCCGACGGCCGCGATATCTAGGAACGCGGCGAGCAGATCTCGAACAACAGTCTTCAGGTTTCCGACCGCGAGGCCAGTGTTGTCGAAGATCTGCCGAACGTTGCTGATTGCTTCGGCGGATTTGAGGAATCCAACAGCTTCTTTAATCATACCATTCAGGCCGTCAGCAATACCACCCGCGCCCTCTTGCAACAACGGGAAGTAAATTTCCGCGAGGGGCTTGATCTCCTTCGCTAGACCAGCGAACAGCCGGTCCTGAATCGCGAACTTGACCTGTTTCCAAGCTCCAGCCTGATCCAGGATCGCCCCGACGAACTCGCGAGCGACCGGCGAGATATTCTTCATCGCCTCGCTAACCTGCGAGGCCGCTCCGGTCCCCGCGTCCGCCGCGCTTAGGTAAGCGTCTTCCAGGGCCTGCTGGGCCTCTACGATCCCCTGGACCGCATCGCGGATATCTCGACCGGCCTGCACCTGTTGCAGGCGTGCGGACTCGCCCGCGTCTGCGAAGGATTGCTGTGCATCGGCAACGCTCTGGTTCGCGGCGCGGACATCGTCTTGCGCGGCCACAACCGATTCGGAGCCGGCAACTCCCTTGGCAGCGGCAACTGTCGCATCGTCCCCAAGCCGCTGATTAGCGAGTCGAGTCTGTTCCAGCGCGAGACGTTGCTTCTCGAGATTTAGGATCGCCTGTGCACGATCGTTCTCGGTCGAGGTCGGGTCGGCAAGAACCTTGTTGAGATCTTCCTGGGCTCGCGCGATATCTAGGATCGCCTGGCGTTCGTCGAGCGCTCCACCCGTGAGCGCGAGCCGCATATCTTCGAGCTGCCGAGTCGCGTCCTGCCGAGCCTTCGTCAGGTTGCTCTGTGCCCGTTGCGCATCCCGCTGAGCATTGACGAGATCCCGCTCAGCCGACAGGATCGCTCGGGCAGCCTGGATCGCACCGCGTGCGGCTTCTTCCCGAGTCTGCTGCAAGTTCTCGTAAGCGCTAGCGAGACTTCGCTGGGCCGACTCGATCGCCTGGGCAGCCGACCGCTGAGCCTTCGCACTGCTCGCCGCTCCCGAGCCAGCCGACTTCGCATCGGCCCCGGCGGCCTTAAAAACCGCCCCGATCCCGCTCATGCCGATGGCTAGCGTGCCCGCTACGGCTCCGAGAGCAGCAAGAGCACCTGCCGCCACCCCGGCGAGCCCGGCGAGCGCTACGAGCGATACGCCGAGTCCTGCGACGTGCGGTACGGCGATCGCCACCCCGCCAACCATAATCTTGAGCCGGTTGCTGAACAGGTTCAGGCCGCTTGCCGCTGACTTTGTGTTCCTATCAATATTCTTGAGACGGCTGGAAGCCGCATCCATGCCGCTCGAATCGACATTGACGTCGGATGCGGAAGCCGGTGTGTTCGCGAGCTTCTGCCGAGCAATCTGCAACGCCCGTGTCGACGACGCGAGTCGTTCCGAAGTGGAAGCGGACTGCGTCTGCGCTCGCTGCAATGCCCTCTCGGCGTTCGTAATATCCTTCGCCGCTGCCCCAGACTTAGCGCGTACGGCAGCGAGCGATTCCTCAGCAGCCTGAATTCGAGCCTTTGCTGAGGTTTCCGCTGCGGTGTGCCGAGACACGTCGGTCGTAAGCTGCTTAACGGCACGCGAGATGTTGTCGTACGCTGCCTGCATTTGCTCCGCTGCGCCTTGAACCTGGTCGCCCGACGCAGCGGAGTCTCTGCCAACATTCTTTATGTCCTGCTGGGCTTCCTTGACGCGCTTACCATCGTAATCGATACGAATAGTCCCGTGCGCTCTGCCAAGGTTGTAGTCGGCGATCGGACCCACCTACCCCTTCAGCTTAGCCATAGGATCTCGGTAACGCTTCTTTTCCTTAGTCCCAAGCCAGCGAGTTAATGTCTCCTGGATCTTCTGGTTCCGCATCGCCGCGCTAAGCGGTTTCTTTCTCTTGCCCTGCTCGGTTGCCTTTTCCAATGCTTCGTCGAGTTGGGTTCCGAAATGCATAACCGCTCGGTCCAGGTGGTAAGCCGATACCTTGTCTGGAAGCCCGAGGAGATCAGAGGGGCGGCTCTGATACGCCTTCGCTAGATTCCACATCTCCCACAGGTTCGTCGGCGTCCTCACGAAATTTTTCGAGATCCCCGCTGTTCCCGAGTGCGTAGTTGAAGATGAACATCTTGTCTGTGAAGTTGATCGAATCGGTATAAACTAGACCATCAACTTTCCTCGCCTCGTCGATCTTGCCATTCGCGTCGCGAGGCGGCACAGAAAGAGCCGGTTTGACAACGGTGTAGGCGACCACAGTCTCAACAACCTGGCCGAATTCCTTCATCTGCTCCGGCTTGTCGAGAAGGGTCCTCATCGCCTTAGCATCAACCGCATCGGCGATCTTCGGGGTCGGACCGGCATTCGGAACGAGTTCCTCCGAGACGATGCTCGTAAGGAAATCGACCTTGTTAAGAATTCCCTCGGCAAGCAGATCTACCATATCAACCTTGCGCACGAGACAGACCTGCCCAGAAGGACAGGTCAAATCCTCGCCCGTATTTCCCCAAGCCGTAGCGGCATACTTATCTTCAGTGGTGGATGGCATCTCCGTGCTCTCCTAAATTCCAGTTTTGCTAACGAGTTCTATCTATGCGGTTGTCTGGCCTGCGACGTCAACAGCCCAGTCAGAAGGTCCATTTGCTGAAGTGACTGCCCGTACGCGGAACTGGTACAAAGTTAGCGTAACCAGGCCGGTAACTGTTGCGGTAGTCGTCGTCGGGGCTGGCGATACTGCCTTGGTGGAATCAGTCCATTCCCCAAATGCCGTGCGATGCTGAATAAGGTACTCGCTGGCCGTAGGCACTACCCCTGTGGCAGCCACCCAGGTCAAGTTGACCATCGTTGCAGCGGTCGGAGTTCCTGCCGCCGACGTAAGCGCCGAAGGGGCGCCCTGCAACGTCGGGTTGGGGTCAGGAGTAGTTCCCGGGATCGCAACTGCGGTCTCGTTAACGACAAGATCGTAGAGCAAGTCAAATGCCTCGTCCAGCATCGGGAGACCCTGGCCAGAAGCAGAGGTGATGAAGAACTCGCCATCCGCGAACTCGCCTTCGACCGTGTCGTTCGCGCGAGCCCGATAGATAATCGCGTGCACATCTCCACCACTATCGGAAATCGCGCGCCCCTCTGCCCGGAAGTACGGCCGAGCATCCGTCGCCCGCTTGCGGAGCGTCCACTTGCGGTTCGGCGCGACCCCGGAAAGGATCACATTTCCGCCAGTCAGGATCTCCCAGGCGCGGAAGTCGATACCACCTGCCTCGAGCTCCCACTCGACGAGAGCACCCTGGCCCCGGATCGCGATGACCCGATCGTCACCCCGAAGTTCGGTGTACTCCTCCGCCTCCGAGAACGAGAGCGTCTGCATGTTTGGCAAATCCACAGTGGTGCTTCCGAGAATAGAGCCGCTCGCATCGCTGTACTCGGTAAGCTTGACATCTCGCATTCCATATGGAAGAGCTGTGCCAGGATAAGTCATCGCATTCTCCTATCTGGATTTTTATAGAATTTGTCTTCAGTTGTTTGGCCCGTTGACAAATCAAATAGGTGCAATACGACCACACCTCTTCCTGCCCCGCATCTTCTATCTGGACACTTGACTTCTAAGATTCCTTCTCCGGGTCCTATTAGGATTCCATGAAGCCTGAAACTGGGGCAGCGAAGTTCTACTCGGCCTACTCTGAGCGGGTGATGCGGAACTCGCCGGTTCCCGCCAACACTGTCAGCGCCTGCTCGTTGAAGTCCGAGATCGGGAGGACCTTGCCGGTCGACTTCGTCCACACCGCACCCTCCTGATCGGACACCCCAGCCTGCACCCACTCCTCCCTCGTGATCCGACGTTCGGAGAAGACTCCCAGATATAACACCGAGTTAGCCTCTGGAACCTCCTCAGGCTCCTCGACGAGATCAGCCGCTTTGCCGATCGAATCTTCGTCGATCGTCACATTGTCCTTTTCGGACGGAGTCTCCTCCGGGACCGGCTCATTCCGATTCCTAGCCACGTTTCCTCCAGCTAATCGAGATTCCTTACGGCACAGCGGTACGTCGAATACCTAGTCAATGTATTGTACCCGTCGTCGAAGAGATCGCCCGAATCTCCGTCCCAGGTAGGAGCGGTTAGCCGCCACCCGTCCGCGCCGTCACGATGCTCGACGGAATGCATCAACTCCTTCGCCCGCAACATAAGCAAGTCAATCTTCCCATAGTCCTGCTCTTTCTCTTTTGGAACATGGAACCAGATTGCCACTCGGCTGGCCCCAATGCCCTTAAAAGATCGAGCTGCTTCCTCAAATCTGATTACGAGGAACATTCGAGTCCTATCAGGACTGTCCGTCGCGTTCGAGGCGAAGATAACCGTCTCGTCAATATCCAGCATGTTCATCTGGCTATCTGTCCCGAGTAGACTCGCGATAGCCGCCCGTGCGCTCATGGCTAGCCCTTCGGCAGATTCTTCATGATCTTCGAGATCAGAGCTTTCAATTCGGCAGCAGCGATCGGGATCGTCGGCCGGACGATCGCGTAACGACCGGAGAACCGCACCTCTAGCCAGATCCCATAAGACATCCCGTGCGACAGCACCATCTCATGCACAGTGCCTTCGTGCTTCGTCGCCGTGAAGAGGCTGCCTCGGGCGTTGCCCGTTCGGTCAGTCCACCGCGCATTCGTCTTCATCGATATCTCGCTACGAGTTGCCTGGTAATCCATAGCAGCGGCAACACCTTTATTCATTCGGTCGTTGAATGAACCAAGTTCTCTATCGAGTTCTCGGGTGTTGATGCGGAAACCTCCCCTAGGCATGGTCCGGGCTCCTTCCATACGAGATCACGAGACCTTTGCGCTCGTATCCATTGTAGGACACCATGTTCTCGATTACTAGTCGTTGGCCGTCTTCGGTCTCCCACTCGTCGCCAACTTGCATTGTCGAATCCCACTCGCCCAGGAGTGTGTAGTCGTACCGACGCTGCACTCCGGAGTCCGACGTGGCAGCGGCCGACGTCGACATGCGCGGCTCTTCGGTGTGGCTCCTAGGGATGAGTCGGAGCATCTGTTGCGGTCGAGGCACACCTTCGTCGAGCGCGTAGCCGCCAGAAGGCTGCCGCACCCGTACGTTCGGAATCAAGGCGATGTAAATTGGGTTCGACGCGATAAATTCCCGGGTCAACGCCCGTTGCTGATCTAGTTCCATGGCTGGCCCCCTATTCCTAGTCATGACGAATCTCGGCAGGATGATAATTAGCTCGCCTGCGAGATCGAGGTCTACTCCCCCAAATACCAACATTTCCATGCCTGGCATCGCACCCGTGAGGATACCCGATCCAGAGCCAACCGCGATAATTCCAGAGCCCATTACTGGCAAGGCAGCGGACAACGTCCCGCTCGATCGGGCAACGGCGCCCAAGTCGCTCGTAAACTCAGGCATTATGGCAAAGAAGTTGTCGTTCGTCTCGACTGTCCCGAGTAGACCAGCGCCCATAATCGGCAGCAGAGCAACTAACTCGCCCGTACCTTCGCCAACCCCATTAAATAGCGCGCCCATAACAGGCATACTTGCCGACAACAGTCCGCTCGAAGTCCCGACACCTGAAAGCCCAGAAAGCATCATAGGCATATCGGCAACGAGTTGTCCGCTGGCTTGGACGAGACCGTCTAAATCCGCTGTGAACTCAGGTAAGGAAGCCCCGACTTCCGCCGTGGCTCTGGCGACCCCGATAAAGCCGGCCGTGAACGCGAACATCGTGACTTCGAGATCGCCCGATGCCGTACCGACGCCGTCAAGATCAGAAACGAATTCGGGCATCGTGGCGGCGATGCCGCCGCTCGTCTTTGCGGTCGCGGCAAGCCCAGACGTGAACTCAGGCATGTCAGCCACAAGAGCGCCAGAGTTAACGGTCGCTGTTTTCGACAGCACCCGCCTACGCGGCCTGATATACGCGTAGGTGGTGTCTACTCGAAACAGCCCCATGGTCAGACCTCCTGAACCCAGACAGTGCCACTCATGGTCAGGTCGTCAGCAACAGCAGTCTTCAACCGCACGCACATTCTGGTGTCTCCAGAATTGCATCGCGGACGCATGATTTCGGGCAGCACCAACATCAGGCCAGCGCGAACGTTGAATGTGTCGGAGAACATAATTACTTCAGTGCCAGTCGTTGCGACCGTGGCATTTACCGTCTCTGCCGTGAAGCCAGGCGCGGGATCGGCAGAGTTGAGAGGAACCAAGGCTGCCGGTGACGCTCCGCCACTGCCAGACGTTGCATATCCTCGACAAATTGAGTACGAAATCATCTCATCTTGCGCATCGCCGATCTCGCTCTTGTTCCCTAGCGACAATGCGACGATCTCGATAGGTCGGTTTGAAGCTGGGGTAAGTTCGAAAAGATCATAATCGCCCGATGCTGCCGCAACGGTTTGCTCGAAGAAGCTAACCGCGTAAATTCTTGGCATCTTTCCTCACATTTGGAGTAGGGCGCCGAGGCGCATTTGCTTGTCGCGCTTGAGCGCGTCGGAAAGGACCGCACCACCAAGCGACGGATCAGTTTCAGCCGAAAGTGCGGTCGACCCCGCTGTGAGATTCCGGCCGTTGCCTGAGCTGTCGGTCAAGCCCGCGCTAGAGAATCTCCAGTCAGCCCAAAGGTTCGTAACCCGAACCGGAGTAGCCGACTGGCTTTCTGCGGCTATCTCAACATCGGAAAGTACCGCAGTCCAAATTCGCTCATAAGCAAGAGCTCCGGCTAGCCACTCAGAACCGTCCGCAGCTGACCTGGCAAACCAGGCCAATCGGTCGGCAGTCCCGGCAGCGGCAACTGTTCCCGTTACCTTAGACAGGGTGCCTGGAACAGTTCCATAGAGAAGTTGCGCCGCTCCAGCGTTGAGAGTAGCGGCGACGTACACCCATGTCGCTAACGCCTGCTCTGGCGCGACGATGCCTGAAGTGTTCGAAGGCGAATAGACACTAGGGGTCCGACCATTCGTTCCTTTGAATCCCACGATCCAACTAGACGCGTCTCCAGAGTTAACCGATAACCGGATAATCGGGTTGAAGCTACCGAGTCCAGCCGAATCGATCCTTGCCCACCCGGCGATCGTCAACGCTGCGGTCGCCGGGGCAGAGCCCAAACTGACGCGGTCAGTTGCAGCATCCGAACGCGCGGCCATTAGTTACGCAGCTCCCAAAGGCATCGTGATTGTGCCGCCGGTGATCGAGAGAGCGAGGCCGACCGAAATAGTCGTGGTGTTGAGTTCAAGGTTCCCGCCTCCTGCTGTCGCACTGACCGTTCCGTCAAAAACGGGCGCCCCTGCGCTATCTGCTGCCCGGAACCATGCCGCTGCACCAGCAGCTACGCCTACGGTGTCGAGCGTCGGGCTCGCATCGATCGTCTTGACACCGACAAGGGCGGCACTGAAAGCCGGGTCTGCCAACGTGAACGTCGCGAGCAGCGTTACCGCGCCGATCGCCGTATCTGGGTTGGTCGGCTGTGCTCCGGTGTAGATCTTTATAGTGCCAGCCGTGCCGACGTCCAACAAGTCAATAGCCGCGTTAGCCGCTGCATTGCGCGCGGCTACCGCAAGTCGAAATCCTGCCATATTACACTCTCCTAATCGGACGGCTGAACGAAGTTGCACCAGGCTGGTTCTCGGGGTTCTCGGCTTCGGACGCGCCCCGGTAGTACGCGGCGAGCGCTTTCGCGTTCTCGAAGATCTGGGAAAGCTTGCGCGAGCTGCCCGATTCGGAAACGTCTGCCATTGTCGAAGATCTGCTCATTCGATATTCCCAATACCTACGAGCGATCTCATTAGGCGTGTCTCCGTCGTCCAGAGCCGCGCCGATTTTCTCGTTCGTCCATCCTGACTCGGCGGCATCTGGCCCGAGCATGTCCAGGACTTCCTGGATATCTTCCGGGGCGGCCATTAGGCGTTCCTTTCGTCGCTAATAGACTACCTCGCGACGCACTTTCCTTGTTCGCTTTCTCTTGCCGGCAAACGAAACGGGGCCGACCGTATGCGCTGGGTTGGTCGGCCCCGTTTCACCCGTGCTGGCGGCAGCGGGTCTCTACTCGTCGTCCTCCTCGAGAAGAGCTTCCTCGAGGCGTTCAGCGAGTTCGTCACGGTTCCCGCTCACGGCGAGATTCCGCTTCTTCAGCTCCTCCTTGAACATCGGAACCGTAGCGGTCTCGAACCACGTCTCAGAACCGAACTCGGGGGCCTGGTCCGACCCACTAGCTCCACCGCTCCCGGCCGAACCCGTCTCGGAGGCCTCCTCGTACCCCTCGACCACCGACGTAGCTCCTGCGAGCGCGTCGGCCTGCTCGATCTCATGCATCCGACCTCGCGTTTCGAGGTACTTTCGATCCTCGTCCGAAAGCGACTTCGTAAGATCGATATTCCTACTCATGGCGTCACCTCCTCAACCGTGATGGTATACGACTTGCCGATTTCGAAGAGAGGCATCTCCGGTTCGTCATTGTTGTAGCCGATACTGAAATTCGCCGAAACAGTGTGATCGATGTAGTTGCCGGGAATCGAGATCCGACGTTTCCCACTGAGTTGGGCGACAGCGTGATGATCCGTGCTGGGAAGCGGATCATCTTGAGTTGCCGAGGAGTCCAAGTGCGCGCATCGCATCTGAAATTCCATCAGCCGTTTCCACCGCCACGCTTGTACTGAGCCGGAGCCGTGTACGCGGTATCACCCGATGCCGTGATCTTCGCGACTACCGCGCCTGCGCGCTGGCGGACACCCGTACCGAAGGAGCGCGAGTAGAACGACTCGACGAGGGGATAGCCCTGCTGGTTGCCCGGCAGGAGACGCAGACCTCGATACGCCGCGTTGGCGTGCTCGCGGATACCCACCAGGTTCTGGAGGTTCTGCGTACCACCGGTCGCGAACATCAGCATGTACTTGGGCGGAATGTAATCCTCCTCGATGATGAGAATTCCCATGTACGAACCGATGACCTGGAGCCCACTCCAGGTTGACGGCGGGATGTTCCCGATCAGTCCGGTTGCGTTCGGCGTAATGATCGTCGGCGAGTTCGCGGATGGGATGAAGTCGTAGTTTGAAGTGACGCCATTCGTTGCGACACCCTGTCGGAACTTCCGAATATCCTTGGCTTCGATGCGATTAACCAACACCACGAACGTGGTTCCAGTCTCCGCACCATAGCCATGCTCCGCGATCAGTTCGTACATTTCTTCGAGATCGCCAGAGTCGACGAGTGCGCTTCCGGCATGCTGGGTCGCGATGTAGTGATCGTGGTTCCCGTCGAACGGCGTGCCCTTGTACGTAGGCGGCACCGTACCGTCGCCATTATACAGCGGGTAGACAGGGACGTTGTCCCCGCCGATTTCCGCTGTGCGTGCGGAGTCGTCGAAAATCGCCTCCATGACGCGACGGAACAAAAGGCGATTGTCAGCTTCGAGAATCGCGTTATGCACGGCCTGCACCGCACGGGCATCGTGATCCCGGAGGTACTTCCAGGTGAACCGAGTGGCAATGTCATAATCGCGGAAGTCGTACCCGAGCGAGAGGTACGTCTGGACGAGGCGAACGCCCTTCGGCACACCGAACTCCGAAGCGTCCTCGAACTCGACGCTGCCGACCTGCGGCACGCGCTCGATCAGCGCGGTGACCGGGTAGCTCAGCAGCGAGACGAGAGCGTTGCGCCGATCGTTGAAGATCTCCAGTGTCGCCTGGAACTCTGCCCAGAGCGCGTTGAGATCGACGTTGTCACTCGTCTGCGTGACGAGCGCGTCGGCCTGCGTGTGGTAGCCGGTCTCGGAACCGACGATCTTGTTGAAAATCCCGAGTTCCGAAAGGTTGACTAGTTCCCGACCCTGGCTCGGCTGCCGAGCGATCGGGGCGTTGAGGAACATCGGGTTGACCATGCGCGGCGCGTCCCAGAAGTCCGCGAAAGACTCCTTCGTCGGCCGGTCGATCGTTGTGGTCGTCATCACGCACACTCTCCCATCTCAGCGGCAGTAGCGGAAATTACCACCTTGTCACCAGAGGAAAAGTTGCCTGCGGCAACCCCTTTGATCCTCCATCCGTCTCCATCATCTACCAGGCCATTGACATATACGTGAAGTTCTACATCTGCGCCAATGGCATCAAAACCTCCGCCCAAGATTTTCTTTCCTGAAGGAGCCTCCACAGTCTCGTCAATGGGAAAATACGATCCAGGGGAAGGAAGAGGCACATCTACGCTGACCACCTCATAATTTCCAACAGCACCCATAATCAGACCGTCCTCATCATGCAACGAACGATCAGACGGGTGGACTCGACCATGCGACCGATGTAGAAGCCGTTCGCCGCGAACGTGGTCGTGGGAACTCCCGTGGCAAGCGCAGGATCACTGTAAATCGCGAGACCTGCCCCCAAAGAAGCTCCACCCACTTCAGCGTCAACGAGATCGGTGATCTCACCATCGGTCATGACATCGATCATATCACCGGCTGCCATCGGGCTAGTGAGGATCAGGACGCCTGCAAAAGGAGCCGCTGCACCAGCAGCGAGTGGAAGAACCTTGCCGGCCGTGTTGATGCCGACTGCCAAAAGCTTCCCGAGGTCTGCGTGCTTCCGGTCGGGCAAGGATGCCGTGTAGCCGAAGTTTGCCAACAACGGCGCACGGAATCCTCCCGTCATCGGGTCATATTTATCGTAGCGCGACATGGAGGAAATACCTTTCGTAGAGGGCTAGTTCTCGATCATGTGGGCCAGAGTTGGGTACTTCTTCTCCAGGCTTGCACGATCCGAGGTTCGGTCTCCTGTACTTCCGTTGCCGACCGCCGCTCCTGTCTTGCCGGTACCCGCGTCCTTTGTCGACGCCTTGCCGTTGCTCTTCCCCTTGTCGTCCTCGTCCTTATCGGACTTCGACGCGAGGAAGTGCGGCTTCCGCTTCGCAAGATCTTTGAGTGCGTCTTCAACCCCGGAAATGTCCCCATCGTCATTGATCTCGATCGCCTTGCGAACGCTTCGATCGTTCAGGACGTCTTCGATATCGTTCCAGTCGTACTTCTTCCCACGACTCGATACCTTGATGATCTCCAGCTCGACGATTGCCTCGTTGTGCCGTTCCCGAAGGCCATCCCGCTCCTTAGCGGCGTCCTCCTTCTCGGCAGAGAGGCGTTCGATCTCGGGCTTGTCAGCCAGCTCGCGGTCGCGCTCCTTCTTCTCCTGCGCCGCTTTCTCGCGCTTGAGAGCGTTCAGCTCGCGACGCATTGTCGCGAACTCGCCATTGCGCTTACCGCTCTGCCGAGTCCTGCCCGAGTCCTTAGAGGACTTACTTTCGTCCTCTTCGGAATCGTCGCTTTCCTCATCGTCCTCGGAACTATCGGTGTCGTCCGCGTTCTCTTCTCCTCCGCCGTCAGCGTCGTTTTCCGCGCCGCGCAACGGGTAGATAGGCCGACCGTCGACCACCCCAATGGGGGAAAGGTCCATGAGCCTCTTTCCGCTCACCGACCCAAGAATGAGCGCTCTGCTCATGGTGTTTCCTCCGATTGTTCGGGATACTCAGCCAACTATACCCGCTCAGCGCCCCAGGTAGCTATCATACGTACCCGCGAGGAGGTCCCGGACGAAATCGTCCTCTTCCTGCAACTTCGGCACCACAAAACAAAAACATTGGGGGTGCGGCTTATCTGGGACTTTGTTCTTTGGGAATATCCCGTTTCCCAATCCCCATTTGTCCTTGCCGGCCAGCTCGTCGCAGATGTCTTTCTTCGCGTGCGACCCAGAAAGATGCCACTCCATAGCCTGAGCCCAGGGCTTGTCCGCGTTCGCCACAATAGCCGATGTGTGGAACGAGTTGTTCAGTTCCGTCCGTCCTAATCGGAGTGCCGCATAGGACACTCCGCCCGCTGTGTTCGGCCGGATGCTGCTCCGCACCTCGCGAGCGATCTCCCGAGCAGTAAGGCCACGACCGATCGACGTGTTCACGACCCGATCAACCCAACCCTGGGATAGTTGCTTCGTCTTATAAACCTGCTTGCTCAACGCTATCTGTTCCGTGTTGTAGCGACGCAACATCAGGTCTACGTTTCGTTCGGTCGTAGCGATCGCTCCAGCACGCAACATCTCGCGCTCAGCGGTCGACAGCCCAGCTTCCTTTAACAGCGGCTCGCTCCAGTCGAACGCGGCCTCTCTCGCGGCCTGTGCCGCGTCGGTCCGCCCCGCCTTGACTGTCTCGCCAACATCAGCGAACAGGAGACCGAGCGTACCACGGAGCGCCTGCAACGCCCCGGACATCTGGCCCCGTCGGACGACGTTGCCGGATGGCGAGAGGCGCACGAGGTCAGACTCCGCCGCGCTCGCTGCCTTGTTGAGGAGGCGCCGGATCTCGAGGTCAGTCCTCTCGACGATCCGGAGCAGCGGATGCAACCAGGCCCGTACTATCCGGGCGGTTCCAAGTTCTCTCAATGGGCGGGTCATAGTCCATATCCCATTCTATTACTTCGGTCGGAGTAATGATCCAATAGCGCAATCCGTACGGCGCGTATTCAATGTCTGAATTAGACGGAGTACGTCTGCCAGCCGGATGGCTGTGGAAAATCCCGGCCAACCGAGTCCCGTATTCCGTATATACCTGAACCTGGACCTCGTCAGATACCTCGAACAGGTCCGGATCTTCCGCGACATTTGGCACAAATACCAAATCCCAGGACGCCACGACGTAGCCGACAACCTCGCGGGGTGCGTGGTCGCGGGCTGACGCGATAAGCCGAGCCTGCACGTCAACCGGCATGCCTTCCCTTGCGCTGCTAATTACCACCATCGCGCCTTTCAATCCGGGTCTCGATGCACATCCCTCTCCAGG